GCCATTCTTAAACTCCTTTTGGTTTTGTTATTGTGTATTTTTCCATTAGTTTTTGATACTCAGCTTGAAACTCTTTCATTTCTCCAGTTGGTTTTATTTTACTACCACCCCGAAAGTACAATCTAGGCGATACATAAACATCATCTGATATTCTAAAGTATCTTTCTGTTGATCCTTTCTTTGTAGAAACATTACCAGATTTACTTAGAGCTTTTTCTGCTGTTTTAGATAATTGACCAGATTCTCTCAATCTATTTAAATCATCTTGTTTTATTTTTCCCATTTTATTTTCCTTTTTGTTATTTATCTTCTTTTTCTCTATCACAATGTTCTAAACACTTAGAACAAATATCATAGTCATCATAAAGTTTAACTCCACAACAATTAGATACTTCCATTTTATTCTCCTTTATCTTTTAAAGAATCTCTTTCTCTTGTTAGTTTAGACAAAGAACCATTGTAGTTTGCAGTATTTAGAACTTGATCTTTTATCAAACCATGTATCTTTGTCATTTTATCTTCGCTTATTTCAGATGCAACTAGAAGTATTTCTTGCTTTTGATCATCAGATAGTTCAAGATCTTCTATTTGATTTCTGTATACATCATCTGCGATATTCATATACATATTAAAAGCTTTTTTAATACAATCCGTATTGGCTGCTTTAACATCATTTCCAATATCTACAAATTCACCTGTTGCTCTTTTTGTTTGAAGTCTGTGAGCTGCTACCATGTCACCAGTTCTCCAAATACCTTCATCATACCATTTCAATCTACCATGAACAACATAAGCTGCTCCACTTAGATTTTCTGATTTTAATATTTCCCAAGACCATCCGGGAAATTCTTTGTCTGCTATTTCTCTCATGTATGAATATTCTACATAATCTGCACCAGCTTTTTGTTTAATAAAAGGTTTTGGTGTTTTCATAAATGATACTTTCTTGTGTTTTATTGTTATTGCTTTTCTAATATCGTCTACATTAGACAGGGATACTTGATCTGTAATAACAGTTGCGTTGTTTTCCATTTGTTTTCCTTGTTTATTTTCTTATTGTTGATGGACAGATTTCACTATATTGACAATACTTACATTCCCAATCTTCAAAAGGAACACCATAAGATATACCAGCTTCTAATAGATCAGAGTTTTCAAAGTTTTCTCCAGTATCTTCTAGTATTTCATTTAGTTCTTTCCAGTATGTTTCAGCATTTTTAATGTATTCATTGCTTACAATTTGCTCTCTCATTAAAGAAGTATTTTTGTTATACCATATTAGAAACATATTAATTCTAACATTTTCTTCAAACTCTTCTTTTATTGCAAGAGCATAACTACCTAATTGTAATTTATAGTTAGTATCTGTTGTTGCGACTCGGTTTTCTTTCCGGCCAAACTTTGTTGTCCATTTGTAAGCTGCAACTGTTTTGAAATCATAAAGATTAAATTCAGTTACTTCTCCATCTGTAAACAAAGCTTCTCCAACATCATAAGTACCTACTAAATTATATTCTGGAACAGATATTTTTTGCTCTGAATATAATTGTACAGCATTAGTTGGTTGAAGTTTTTCTTGTTGTTCTTGTATTATCTCATTTTTCCAATTAACTGCTTCTTCTATATCACTATGTGTAATAGTTCCAAGTCTAAGCAATCTTAAAGATTTATCATCCATTTCTTTTCTATCATACCCAAAGAAGTTATACATCTGCTTTCTATAACAACTACCAGCAGACGATGCATGAAACTCTTCAGAATCTCTTGCTCTTTGTTTATTTAGATGACTAAGATAATCTGTGTATACTTTGATTAGATCCATATTCTCTCCCTATGGTTACTTAAATTTAATAATATCAATACTTAGAGTCAATCAAAAATGTAAGAGTGTCCGGCTTTTATCTACGCATCGTAAATCTCACACACTCGGTTTTATTAGTGTTGGCTTCAACTCTTACATTTTATTCACATACCAATTACTTTAGTTTAGTTCGTAACCATTTTACAAATCCATAAGTATCTGCGTGATCTTTAGATCCAATGTTAAATGTAGTTGGCTCATCTAGTTTCCAAAACTCTGAAGGTCTAAGATATTCCGGATCATAAAGAGTTGTTCGTTTCCAATCGTACAGAGTAATAATTGTATTAGTTTCTGTATTTTTAAACCAATACTCTCTAGATACTTTATATCCATCTCCATCAATACCATATCCAAATTTAGAGGTTACTTCATAAGGTATAAGTTCACACGATCTTGCAAAACTTGTTCCTTCTGTATCACTTCGATTAACATTATCTTGAAAAATATCAATAAGATAAAAAGGTTCATTTATTTTGTACACTTCCATATCTTTATACAATTGTTTTTCAAGTTCTTTTGTTCTACCACAACTAAGTAATACAATGTATTTACTAATTGGATTAGGCTTATATCCTGATATTAGTCCTTGCCTGCTCATTGTTGTCTCCTTATTTATTGTTCTGTTACTGTATACCAGTATTTTTCTCCACAATCATCATCCCACGCACTAACTTCTGATAAGAAAAGATCTCCATGTAAGTGACAATAATGAACGTCTTTTGCATTTATCTTCTTGTAGTATCCTATTCTAAGAACTCTTGTTCCATCGAAAGATGAAGTGAACTTTATTTCTTTGTATCCTTTTATCATCAATAGTAATTTGATTTTATCTTCCATATGATATATAGAATCTTTTACAAGTTCTGCATTTTTTTCATCAGTATTTACAGGAATTACAGGAGAAACAAGTCTCTTTGTTACTGAACATTTTCTTTTTTCTACTGTTTTTAATAAACCGTCTTTCTTCAATCCATTTACTCTTCCACTTACAGCACTTACATCGAATCCAGTAAGAGATGAAATTTCTCTCAATGAAATACCGTTGAATATATTTTCAACTCTATCACAATGAGATTTTACAGTATAAAGTATTTTATCTCTTTGTGTTTTCATTGTTCCTTCTTCATTAATTTCTTTGTATGCGATTTTACTAGTTGTTGTTACCATTGTAATCCTCTCTTTTTTTAGCATTAGAATGTTTAATATTATCTAACAATTGATTTTTAAGATTATCAAGAACGAAAAATTTTTCTATAATAATCAATAATCTTTTATAAGCTGATCCTTTATATTTTAAATTTCCGTTGTTATATGATTTTATATAACTTTTTACTACTTCCATTTTCTTATCGTATTTTTTATTTCTCATTTTGTGTTCCTTTTTGTTTTTGTTTTATTATATATTTTATCTTTCATACCAAGTCCTATCGCTATCCACATTATTATTCCTAATGCATATTTTAATTCAATCATTTGTACCTTTCCTCTATTTTATCTTGTAAATCAGTAATCTCATCTACTATTCCAGCAGCTTCAGCTTGCAAAGAATTAGCAGAATAAAATAATTCATTTATTGCATCTTCATATCTTACTATTTCCTCTGATAGACTTGCTATTTCTTTTATAATATTAGTATAAGAAATAGTTTTTTTATCATTACAAAATGTTTCACCATATAAATCTATTAAAGATTCTTTTGCACTAAATTCTTTAAGATTTCTTTCTTCTTTTTTGTTTCTCTCTATTTGTTCTATTATATTTTTTTCTGTGTTATTTTTCATTTTTTTCTATATCCTTTGTTAGTAATTCAATTTGATTTGCTATTTCTTGCATTGCTTCAAACCTACCAAATAAGTAAGCAACATGTTCACCTGAATCTATTTCTATTTCTTCTGGTTTCTCAATGTTGTAGGTATCTTCTAATTCATATGCAACATCCCATACTATATTATTTACTAAAGTATCTACTCTTTCAAGAGCTTCTTTAGCTTTAAAATTACTTATCTTCATGTTTTTCTCCTTTGTTTAGTTCATCAAATCCAAGAGCAAATTTGAGAGACTCTATTCTACCAATACATTGATTTACTTGATTTTGTTGTTGATTTCTTACAAAATATTCTTTCATACTTAACTCTTTCTCTAATGCAATTATTAATTCATCTTTTGTTTTTACTTTTAACATTATTTATCCTTTTTTTTATTATTAATCTTATTACCTGCGCTAACGAGTTACTCATAATAACTAGTTCCATTATGGTGTAGCGAAAACCATAAGTATGTTGCTATCATAAACGCAGGTGGTTGAACACTCGTCAACTTTTTCTTTTAATTATTTCTATTGTTCTATCAATAGTGTCTAACATTATTTCACGAGCTTCCACATCACCTCTAACGTGGTCAAACTTGGTTTTCATATCTTTTATAATGTCTTTGATATGTTTTAAATTTTTAATTACTTCTTCATCGAACATAATAGTAGTTTCTTTCATATGTTCGCAGGTGACACAATAGCAACCCAACTCTGGAAACTGATGAGCGTGATTAATCTCAGGGTCACCACAAGAACACTCATGAAGTTCATGTTTTTCTTTATGCTCTTGCCATTCTGTACTATACATAATATCAGTCATGTTATCTCCTATTGTTGTTAATTAAAAAAGGCAAGACATTCTTAGCCATTGCGATTCGGAATCCCTGTATCAAATATATCCGTAACTAATTATCAATTAATGAGCGACCTTGCCTTTACTAAAATTAATATTTCTTGCACTGCTGACTTCCGAGGTAAAGTAGAACTGCGGAGTCCTTATACATTACAATCAACAGCGCAAGTAAAATCTTACGTTTATACCCAAGTTATCTTAAAATTACTATATATATACATAAACTATCTACGTATCTGTTTGCATACAATATAGGCTACTACTAGACACAAACACTACTACTAGACAAGTTAATTATGCTAGTTGTTAATATAAAAAGTAAAGGGAGTTACTCTACTTAGTATTTCACTCCCAATCTTTTACAGATTAACTTTTACTGATTCGACTTTTTCTTCTGTCAAGATACTTGCATATCCATGATCAACAAGATGCTCATTGTATGCTCTAATTCTAGCATTGTATTCACGAGTAAGATCGCTTATACTAGGAACACGCATACCAAAAGCTCTGTTCCAACCTGACTTCATTGGAGCTTGCATAATAGCATCAAGGTAAGTATCTGTACACTTCTGAATTTTATCCTTAACACTTTGTGGTACTGGTTTAGTCATAATATTCTCCTTATTTAGACTATGTTAATTTAATTATCAAAATAATAATCAAATAAAAATCAAAAATAACTAAAAAGTTATTTAGCAAATCCCCCATATAGGGGGTATATATAGGGAAAAAGGCTACTTATCAAAATCGTGTAATTTTTTTAGTAAATAACTGGGGTTTGTACTTGTTTTTAGGTTGACCTATCACTTAACTTAATGGGTGGTTGGGTAGGGATTAATAAATGTATGGAGATAATAATATGAATAAACAGATTGTAAAGTTAATAGAATCAAGATTAAATCATGGTAAAAGGGAGTACAATCAAGAACTAAATCCTTTTGATGGTCGAGTTTGGGAATTAGAAGCTTTAGAAGAAATATTAGATGGTATGGTATATACCGCTACTGCTATATTAAAAATTATAAAACAAAAAGAGTTAAAAAATGGCAAACTTAATCGAAGGAATATCAACTCTACCTATAGAAAAACAAAAACAAGTATTAAGTAGTTTAACAAAAAAAATGGTTGCTATAGAAATAGATAACGAAATGTTTTTAGTGCCAGAAGAAATAAGCGATTTAATTGATAGTCTATCAGAACAAATATTAGTATTAACAGATAAATTAATATGGAAAGTAGAAGAATAAAAAACATAGAACATTTTGTTTACGACGATATAGAAGAGTTTAAAAAACATCATCCTAATACAATAGTGCATCCTGATTGGAGAAAAGGAGAAGAAGGAAGTTGGGTATATAGTGATGATGATAGAATTGTTCAATTATTAAAAGTTAAAAAAATGGTAAGTCACCATTCAGATACAAAAAATTACAAATATGCAGATGGTTGGGTTCGTACTGTTGTAGGTAGTTTTATTAACAAAAAGTCTACTAAAATGGATACAGATTTTTCTAGTCATCCTAATAGATATACATTTTCTAAAACAATAAAAAACACTTCCGAAAGAGTACATAAAAGAACTAAAATCACCAATAAAGAAAAAGACTTTGCTACAAATGTTGTTGTAGGTATGGGAGCTATAAATGCTTACAAGAATGCATTCAAAGAAGAGTCTAGTCAAAAAGCTAGAAAAAAAGCTACTATATTATTAAAACAGGAAAGGGTAATGGAAGAAATACAAAAATCAGTGCTTGACGTTGCAAAAGGTTTAGGAGTAGATCACGAATATATATTAAGTAAATTAAAACATCTTGCTGATTACAGTGAAGATGATAATATAATTTTACAATCTGCAAAAGAATTAGGTAAGATAATAGGAACATCAAATAATAATATCAAACAAAAAGAGGTAGGTCTAATGGGTGTTTTTCAAGGGTTTTCACAAGAACAACTAGAAGGTGCATCTAGAGATCAAAAACAAATCGAAGGAGAAACAAAATGATATGCCCCTATTGTAAATCGTCACATACAAGAAAAAATGGCACAATAAAACCAAATAGTATAAGTCATGTTAGAGATGGGAAAATAGTAGCTCACCCTAAACAGCAATATCATTGCAAAAATTGTGGAAAAAATTTTTCTATAACGTATGAAGAATTAGAAAAAACTCCTTATGCAAATAATAGAGATGTAGAACCCGGAGATGTTTTAAGTATAGACAGTAAAAAAACATTAAGAATACATGGATTAACAGACGTTCATGTAGGTGCAGTAGAATTTGATAGTGAAAAATTTCACAAAGCAGTTCAAATGATTGCTGAAGATAAAAATGCTAGATGGTTTGGAAATGGAGATTTATTAGAACTTATACCTCCTAATTATAAAATTAGTCAAGATGGTCAAGACATACCACCTGATGAACAATACTTAGAGTTTATAAGATTAATAGAACCAATTAAAGATAAGTGCTTATTTATTCGAGGAGGAAACCACGATTATATTAGATCATTTAATATACTAAACTTTGATGTATGTAAAGTCCTTGCTGAAGCAATGGAAGTTCCTTACTTTAGAATGCCGGGTTATACTCAAATAAATATAAAAGATAAAACATATAAGCTTGTTAGTGGTCATGGTAAAGGTGGAGGTAAGAACGGAGATATAGAATTAGATAAAATGGCTGCAGTTTATAGTGAAGGAGATGTATTTTTCTTAGGACACAACCATCAATTGTATGTAAAACCTATGCATAGTTTTGTTGTAAGTAAAGATAGTATGGAAGAAGAAAGAAAAAAATGGTATATAAGAGGTGGATCTTTTCTTAAATATGCTGATTATGCTAGATATTCTTTTTATCCATTAGCTAGAACTGGATGGGTAACAATGGAATTTTCAGAAAAGGGGGTAGAATGTTGGGAGAATTAAAAAAACCTATAGATGATGTACCTAATAAACTAGAACTAGATGAAGCTATTATTTATCTAAAAAAATTAGATAAAATGATTTCTCAAGATTTTATTCTTTATAATATGAGTTCTACTACATACTATAATATAAAACGTATACAAAAAATTATAAGGATGTTAGAAGTGCCTAAAAAAATAAAGGAAAAAGCATGAAAAAGAAAAATACAATTACAAAACACGATTTAAAAAGATCTATAAAAAGTATATACCAACAATTAAGTTTTGTTACAGAAAGACTTCGAGTTACAGAAACATTATTTAATGATTTTATAGAAATGGAAAAATTAGAAGATAAATTTAAAGATCACTTAGATGGCAAATATAAACAGCCAGAACGTAAACAAAGCTGAAGAAGCTTTACAATTAGCGTATAAAGATCTTATATCTTTTGGTAAATTATTTTTACCAGATGATTTTATGAGATCAGAAACTCCTTTTTTTCATTACGAGATTGCAGATGCAATAGACGATAAAGAAGTAAAACAAACTGCAATTATTGTCCCTAGAGGTCATGGTAAAACAGTCCTTACTAAAGCATCTATTATAAAAGATTTTGTATTTGCTACAAAAGATAATTTTTTATTTTATGCTTGGGTATCTGCTACACAAAAATTAAGTGTAGGTAACATGGATTACATTAAATATCACTTAGAAAATAATGATTCAATACGATATTATTTTGGACAAATGAAAGGAAAGAAATGGACAGAAGAAGATATAGAGTTGGCAAATGGATGCAAACTTATAAGTAAGTCTAATGTAGCAGGTATTCGTGGTGGTGCAAAATTACATAAAAGATATGACCTTATTGTATTAGATGATTTTGAACATGAAAACAATACAATAACAAAAGAAGCTAGAGATAAAAATGCAAACTTAGTTACTGCAGTTGTTTATCCTGCTATTGAACCACACACAGGAAGATTAAGAGTAAATGGTACTCCAGTTCATTATGATTCTTTTATTAATCATTTAATAAACAAACATGCTAAAGCAAAAAAAGAAAACAAAACTTTTGCTTGGAAAGTAATTACATATAAAGCTTTATTAGACGAAACTACTCCATTATGGGAAGGATGGTTTCCATTAACAAAAATAGAAGAAAAGAAAAAATTCTATGCAGATTCTGGACAACCTCAAAAGTTTTATCAAGAATATATGATGGAAGTTCAATCAAAAGAAGATGCAATTTGGAGAAGAGAACATATAAGATATTGGGATGGTTATTATAAGCACGAAGATGGTGTTAATTATATAATAAAAGATAATCAAGAAATACCAGTTAATACATTTATAGGTTGCGACCCAGCTACAGATATTGATACAAAACATTCTGATTTTAGTGTAATAACAGTTATTGCAATTGATAGTAATAATAATTTATATGCATTAGAATATGAAAGACATAGAAGTGTTCCTACAATTGGATCTAAAAATCCAGATACAGGAGAAATACTAGGTAAAAAAGGCGTAGTAGATTTAATACTAGAATTACATGAAAAATACAATTGCACTTCATCAACAGTAGAAGATGTAGCAATGAATAGAAGTATATTTCAAGCTTTGAATGACGAAAGAAGAAGATTAAATAAATTTGGTATATCAGTTATTCCTGAAAAACCCGGTGGAACTCAAAAAAGAAATCGCATATATTCTGGACTTTCTGCACGTTTTAGTACCGGAACTGTCTATTTGCGTAAAAATATGTTTGATTTAATTAATGAAATCCTTACTTTCGGCCCCAAGATGGCTCATGATGATACAATTGAGAGCCTTTATTACGCACAAATTCATGCTTTTCCACCAAACATGAAACAAGATAAAGAAAAAAAATCTTGGTTTAAGAAAAAAAGAAAAGCAAAAAGTTGGTTAATTGCATAGGAAATGTTAATGTATAAATTTGGAAAAAAAAGTAAAGAAAGATTAAAGGGAGTAGATCCTAAATTAGTAAAAGTTTTAAATGAATTAATTAAGATAATGGATGTAACTATTATCGAAGGTGTGCGGAGTAAGGAGCGGCAAGAGCAATTATTAGCACAAGGGAAAACTAAAACAAAGTATTCCAAACACATAACAGGAAAAGCTGTTGATCTCGCTCCTTACCCGATAAATTGGGAAGATAGAGAAATGTTTCATTATATGGGTGGAATGTTAAGAGGTATTGGTCAATCTATGGGTTTAAAAATTCGTTGGGGTGGAGATTGGGATTCCGATGGAGATATAAATGATAATAAATTTGACGACTTAGTTCATGTAGAGATAAAGGATTAATAATGGCAAGAGTAACTAAAAAAAATAAAGCACAAGTAAATAAACAAATATGGGATAAAGCAAATAGTTCTCATAGACAAAGATGGCAAACTACTAGTCAAAAAGGATATGATTTTTATCTTAATGAACAATTGACTAAAGAAGAAGTTACTATGTTAGAAGAATCTGGAATGCCAACTTTTACTATTAATAGAATAACTCCTATTATAGAAATAATGAAATACTTTGTTACTGCTAATAATCCTAAATGGAAAGCTGTAGGAGCAACTGGTGATGATGCAGACGTAGCTCAAGTTCATTCAGATATTGCAGATTATTGTTGGTACTTATCTAATGGTAAATCTTTATATAGTCAAATTGCTTTAGATTCATTAACAAAAGGAGTAGGTTACTTTTTAATAGATATTGATAAAGATGCAGATAGAGGAATGGGCGAAGTAAGATTCAATAGAATAAATCCTTATGATGTTTATGTAGATCCTTCTAGTCAAGATTTTTTATATAGAGATGCAAACTTTATACAAATAAGAAAAAACATATCTAGGTCTAGACTTATTAATTTATTTCCAGAATATCAAACTAAAATAAAAAAAGTTACTAAAGGTACAGATGTAGTCTCTTATTCTCAACGAGATGCAGATTTTACAGATAGTATTCAAAGAGAAGATATTACATTTGGTGTAAATGCAGAATCTGAAAATGATGATATAATTCCATATTATGAAACATACTCTAAGAAAAAATTTAAATATAGAAATGTATATATAAAAATAGAACCTTCTGAAGCTCAATTATTAATGTTAAAAGAACAAGTTCAAGAAGAACTAGAAACTTTTAAACAAGAAATAGAAGTTCAATTAATAGAAAAACAAATGCAAATTGAACGACAAGTACAAGAAGGTGAAGTTATTCCTCAAAGAGGTAAGTTAATGATAGAAAATTCTCAAAAAATGGCCGCTCAAGGTATTAGAGAAAGAGAAATGGAACTTATATCTCAAGCAAGAGAAGAAGCTACAATTATAAAAGAACAAGTTTTATCAGAATCTCAATATAAACAATTTGAACAAAATGAAGATTTTAAAAAAAATATAGTAGACTCTATAGAATTTTATGAAAATAGAATTGTAAAAACTTGTAGTGCAGGAGATGATACATTTTTATTTGAACAAGTAATACCTATTAGTGAATATCCAATAATACCTATACCTTATATGTATACTGGAAGTCCTTTTCCAATGAGTGCTGTAACTCCATTAATAGGAAAACAACAAGAAATAAATAAAGCTCATCAGATAATGTTACATAATGCAAACTTATCTTCTAATCTTAGATGGATGTATGAAGAAGGTTCTGTACCTGAAGATGAATGGGAAAAGTATTCTTCAGCTCCGGGAGCATTATTAAAATACAGACAAGGATTTTCACCACCTACTGCAATTCAACCAGCTCCTATTAATAATGCATTTTTTACAGTTGTCCAACAAGGCAAAACAGATGCAGAATATATAAGTGGTGTACCTTCTGCAATGATGGGTTTTTCTCAAGACCAAGCAGAAACGTATAGAGGTTTACTTGCTAATGACGAATTTGGAACAAGAAGATTAAAAGCTTGGATGAATAGTATTGTAGAACCTTCATTAGAGCATGTAGGTAAAGTATTTCAAATGATGGCTCAAAAACATTATAATATTGAAAAAGTATTTAGAATCGTACAACCTAATTCAGATAACAATAATGAGGAAAAAGAAGTAAGAATTAATGTTAGTCTTTATAATGATTATGGCAAAGCAATAGGAAAATATAAGGATTATGCATCAGCTAGGTTTGACGTAAGAATAATAGCCGGTGCAACATTACCATTAAATAGATGGGCATTATTAGAAGAGTATTTTAAATGGTATCAAGCTGGACTTATTGATGATGTAGCAATGTTGTCTGAAACAGATATTAGAAATAAAGAAAAAATTATGGAAAGAAAATCAATGGTATCACAAGCACAAAGTCAATTACAATCTATGCAAGAGATGGTAAAAGAAAAAGATGGAACTATAGAAACATTACAAAGACAATTAGTGCAAGCTGGAATTAAAATGAAAGTAGGTGATGCTAATAATGAAATCCGAAAAGATGTTCTTCAAACTGAAGCTCAACAAAAATATTTAAGACAAATGTTAAAAGCTGAGTTTGATAAAATGAAAGAACAATTAGTAGAAGATAAAAAATCAACTAAAAAAGATATAAATCAAAACGAGCAATCTTAAGACTTGTATCTTATGATTTTTATATGCTAAATTAATACAACCTTAAAATAGGAGATAGTATGTCAGAACAAGTAGGTAACGCTGATAAAGCCCCCGAAAGTAACAACGTACAAGATGCCGTCATGGGAATGACATCTGATAATTTTTTTGAAGAATTAGATAATCAGGTCAATGGTGGTATATTAGATAGACCTTCGCAAACAACCTCGGAAAAAAGCCGTAACACGCAGTCGAGCCCTAATGCAGAAGTTCAGAACGAAGTACCTAATAATGAATTAGATACTTTACAAAAAAGGTATAGCGACTCAAGTAGGGAGGCTAAAAGACTAAATGGCAAACTTGCTGAATTAGAACCTTATATGCCAATCCTTGATGCTATGCGAGAAGACCCTAATTTAATTTCTCATGTGAGAAGTTATTTTGAGGGTGGAGGCCAGACCCCACAATCAATGAATGAAAAACTAAATTTAAAAGAAGATTTTGTTTTTGATCCTGATGATGCTTTTTCTCAACCTGATTCTGATTCTGCTAAAGTATTGGGAGCGACAATAGATGGTGTAGTACAGCGTCGACTTTCTAATGTTTTACAAAGTCAAAAGGCTGAAAATGCAAAAATGGCTAAAGAAACTCAATTCAAACAAAAGATGAATATGTCTGATGATGAATGGAGCAACTTTACTGAATTTGCTAAATCAAAGTCTTTAGAACTTGAAGATATATATTACTTAATGAATAGAAAGAATAGGGATGAGCAAATAGCTGATTCTGCAAGACAAGAAATTCATAATAAAATGCGAGAAGTTCAACAACAACCGGGTACACTTGCAACACAAGGTAGTACTCCAGTTGAAAAATCCTCTGATGATTCAGTTTTTGATTCGATTTTAGGTTCTGGTAGTGAAATAGAAAAGGCTTTCAGTATCTAAAAAAATATACTGTCAGCCATAACTCAAAGTAGAGGTATAATATGTCTGACGTTTTCGGAATGGAAACATACGGAGCATCTCCAGACGCAGGTCACAGTGGAACAGCTGTACCGGGAACAGGAGATCTCAGAAGAAGATACAACTTTGGGGATAGGATTTCTGAACTATCAATAGCGCAAGATCCTTTTTTCCGATTTGTATCACAAGTAGCAAAAAAACCTACAGATGATCCTCAGTTCAAATTTACTGAACAGAGACATTCGTATCATAAAAGATATGCATATGTAATGGGATTTGTTAAAAATGGAGTTGATACATTTGATGATTCTGAATTGTTTCAATCAAACGCAGGATCAGCTGTATCAGCAACTGGACAATCTGTTGAACTTTACATGGCTACAGATTATAAATCCGCTGGTAACATTACTAGCATAATTGGTCAATCAGGTACTAGAGTTGATGTTGGTGCAAGTGGAACAAGACCTACTTTTTTCCTTCCGGGGCAAGTAGTTAAAATTCCAATAGCTTCAACAACTGATGGAGTTGCAGATGGTTATCATTTAATGAAAGTGGATAGCGTTACTGATGGTCTTACTAAAGATAGTAAGGAATGTGTAAAGCTTTCTGGTAAGATTGTTAAGTTTGATAGTGCAGGTAATGAACTTGCTTCTTTCACAGGTGATGATTTTACACCCGGTGCTAATGATAGCACAAGAGAACAAGTGTATAACCAAAATATAGCAACTGGACTTGAACCAATTAGGTCTTATGTTGTAGGTAATGCTCATTCTCAAGGTTCAGGTTATCCTGAAAGTTGGAAAGATCAACCATACTCAAGCGCTGTAGGATTAACTCAGATCTT